TTGGAAAGAAGTTGACACCGCTGCATAAAATTAATAGATTGACAGCAATCTAATAAAATTATAAAAATAACATTATTGGAGTAAAATATTATGGCAAACTCAACATCGGCTAGTTTAAAACTAACAGTACAAGCAACTGGGGAAAACTCAGGAACTTGGGGACAAATCACTAACACAAACTTATTAATCTTAGAACAAGCAGTAGGCGGTTACGAAGCAGTAGCAGCATCTGTAGGTACTTTAACTTTTACAAATGGTGCAGTTTCTAATGGTAAAAACGCAGTAATAAAATTAACTGGAACACTTGGCGGAGCAGTCAACGTTGTTGTTCCTGATTCAATTGAAAAAACTTACGTTATTACAAACGGCACTACAGGTGCTTATGCATTAACTGTAAAAACTTCTTCTGGAACTGGAGTCACTTGGGCAGCAGCTGACAAAGGAACTAAAATGGTTTATTCAGATGGAACAAATGTTGTTGACACAGCGTTTACAGATTTATCATCTGACTACTCACCACAACTTTCAGCAGATTTAGATACTAACGGACAAAACGTTATTATAGATAATACAAAAGCTATCCTAGATGAAAACTCAAAAGAGCAAATTAAATTTGCAACAACTTCTTCAGCAGTAAACGAATTCACAATTACTAACGCAGCTACAGGTAACGCGCCAGCGCTATCAGTAACTGGTGATGATGCTAACGTTGATTTGAACTTAACTCCAAAAGGATATGGAAGAGTTACATTCAATGGTATGGGTAAAATTTTATCGACTGCAGAAAAAATTACAATTTCTGCAACAGCAGCTACAGGTACAATTAACTATGATGTAATAACTCAATCAGTTTTATATTACACATCTGCATCTGCAGCGAACTTCACTGTAAACTTAAGAGGTGACGGTTCAAATTCGATGAACAATATTATGGATACAGGAGAATCAGTAACAGTTGCATTCCTTGTTACAAACACTGGAACACCTTATTACAACAACGTTGTACAAGTTGATGGTTCAGGTGTAACGCCGGAATGGCAAGGTGGAGCAGCACCAAGTGCTGGAAACGCTAACTCTGTAGACTCTTATTCATATACAATTGTTAAAACAGGTGATGCAGCGTTTACAGTATTTGCATCGCAGGTACAATTCGCGTAATAGGAGGAAAGCGATATGCCATTACTTGGTACATTTGGATCTTCTGCTTCTAGAGGATTCGGAAGAGGAACAGGAGCAAGAAAATACACAATCAGCGGATTCTTAGTCGTAGCTGGTGGTGGATCAGGATCAGGCGGCGACCACGGAGGTGGAGCAGGAGCAGGTGGTTTTAGAAATATTACCAGTGCACCAGTTTTAGCCGGATACGAATTTACAGCAGGAAAAACTTACACAGTTACTGTTGGAGCAGGTTCAACTGCTTATACTTATTACCCATCACCTGTTCCATCGACTGCTTCTCAAGTTTCATCTATTACAGGAACAGGTATAAGTTTTGAATCATCAGCGGGAGGTGGATCTTCTCCATACTCTCCAAGTTCAGACGGTGGCTCAGGAAATGGAAGACGATCTCCAGGAGCTGGCGGTGACGGAAACCAAGGTAGTTATTCACCACCTGAAGGAAACCCAGGCGGAGGAGCGACTAACCAAGGAGGAGCCGGCGGCGGCGGAGGCGGCGGCGGAACTGGCGGAACTGGCGGATCATCATCTGGCGGAACTGGCGGAACTGGAGCACCTTCTACAATGGGCGGAACAGACGTAACATACGCAGGCGGAGGCGGCGGAGGAATCGGTCACTCTGGATCTGGCGGATCAGGCGGCCCTGGCGGCGGCGGAGGCGGTGGCCAAAGACAAGGTACATCAGGAACTGCTAACACCGGTGGCGGTGGAGGCGGAGGCGGACACGGTCCGGGACCTTACGCACAAGATTATGGTAGAGGCGGAAACGGTGGATCAGGAATTGTAATTTTAAAAATTCCTACTGCTGATTATTCAGGAGTAACTACTGGATCTCCAACTGTTACTACTTCAGGAACAGATACAATTGTTAAATTTACAGGATCAGGGAGTTTCAAAGCGTAATGGCACACTTTGCAAGAATTGACGAAGAGAATAAAGTAACACAAGTTACAGCTGTTGCAGATGCTGTTTTAGATGACAACGGAACAGAATCAGAAGCAAAAGGTATAGCTTTTTTAAAATCAGTTTATGGAGACTCTACTAATTGGGTACAATGTTCATACAACACTTGGGAAGGTAAACATCACGATGAAAATGGTGATGAATCAGCTGACCAATCAAAAGCTTTAAGAGGACATTTTCCTGGTAATGGCTGGACGTACGATGCATCAGCAGATGCTTTTGTGCCTATTTCACCTTTTCCATCTTGGACTTATGATGCGGCAAACTATAAATGGGTGCCACCAGTTACATTAGAATCACAAGTAGGTGATACACAAGATATTTATAAGTGGGACGAAGCTACAACAGCTTGGGTTAGACTAGGATCTAGAGAAGATTCTGCAAATGGTTCAATCGATGATGAGGACTACATACCTTAATAGTTTTTAATTTTCTCACTTAGAAAGAATTATGAAAGCAAAAATAACCGAAGGCGGCATATGGAATTTTCACATTGATACTATTCCTGAATATTGTTATTGGGATCAAGCCTTTACTAAAGAAGAATGTAAAAAAATAATTAAGCTTGGTAAAGATAATGGTCTTTCAATTGCTAAGACTAGACTTAAAGATCAAATCGCTGCAGATGTTAGAAAATCTAAAGTTCTTTGGTTAAGATGTAATGAAGATACTCATTGGATATTTCAAAGATTAAATGACATTGTATTAGAGATTAATCAAAAATATTATAATTTTGATTTATGGGGTATGCACGAAGCTATACAATTAACTCATTATAATTCTCCCGGAGGTAAATACGATCAACACGTTGATAAAGGATATCAAACACAAATTAGAAAGCTTTCAATATGTGTGCAATTATCTGAACCAGATAGTTATGAAGGTGGGGATTTAATAATTAATCAAGGAAAAGAAAACAAAATGAAAAGAGATTTGGGATATGCTGTAATATTTCCAAGTTGGACTTTACATAAAGTTACAGCTATGAAGAAAGGGGAAAGATGGTCTTTGGTATCTTGGATAGCAGGACCTAATTTTAAATGATAAAAAAATTTGCAGAAAAAAATTTAATAAAAAAATCTATAAAATATGCAACTAGATCTCAAATTAAAAATGAGTGTTGGCACGTTGAAGGTATAATTAAAAATCGTTCTAATGAAACATTAAGATTTGATATAAGAAAAATGGATACTACTTATAAAAAGAAACCAGCAAAACGTGGTTTTACTTTTTCTAAAGCAAATAAGATGGTATTTGAGACAAAAAAAGAATGGGTACTATTAGATATGCAGGAAATTCAAGATTTATTAGAGAGCGGTAAAATGAAAATATTCTATTTAGATGATTTGATTCGCGATCTAGAATGGAATATAATACTACCAAAATAAAGAAAAACTGTGTATAACGAGACTATATGCTACAGAAACTCAACTTTAAACCAGGTTTTAATAAACAAGCCACTGAGTCAGGGTCAGAAAACCAATGGACAGATGGCGATTTTGTTAGATTTAGATATGGACTACCTGAAAAAATAGGTGGTTGGACTCAACTTACTATAGCTCAAAAAACTTTACCAGGCGTTGCAAGAGCACAACTTGCTTTTGCCAGTTTATCTGGAGAAAAATATACAGCTATAGGAACATCATCAGGTTTATTTTTATTTTATGGAGACGATTTTTACGATATCACTCCAACAGACACAGCTATTACTGGCGCTACTTTTGACGCCGTTCTTAATTCACCAACAGTAACAGTAAACAAAACTTCTCACGGTTTAACAAATGGAAGGTTTGTAACTTTTTCTGGAGTTACAGTTCCCACAGGTTCTGGATACGCCACAACAGATTTTACAGATAATGGTTTTGAAGTTAAAAATGCATCTACAAATGCATTTGACATTACGATGCCATCTAATTCAGCAGCCAATACATCTGGTACTGGTGCAGCATCTATACTACCATATGTAGAAGTTGGACCTATTTTTCAAACTTACGGTTACGGATGGAGCACATCAACTTGGAGCACATCTACTTGGGGCACAGCAAGATCGTCAAGTTCAGTAGTTCTTGATCCAGGAAATTGGTCATTAGATAATTTTGGAGAAGTGTTAGTTGCAACTATTCATAATGGTAAAACTTTTACGTGGGACGCTGGCGCATCTAACCCACGAACTATCAGAGCATCAACAGCAACATCTGGTTTTTCTACATCAGCAAATCCAACAGCTAGTAGGTTTACTCTTGTCTCTGATAGGGACAGACACCTATTTCATTTTGGAACAGAAACAACTATTGGAAACTCAGCTACACAAGATCCGATGTTTGTAAGATTTTCTACACAAGAAAATTTAAATAGTTATGCTCCGACTGCTACTAATACAGCTGGAACATTTAGGTTAGACACAGGTAATAAAATTGTAGGAGCTGTTCAAGGTAAAGATTATTTATTTTGCGTAACAGATAATGCAGCTTACGTAATTCAATTTGTTGGTCCACCTTTTACTTTTTCTGTTAGACAAGTAGGTACAAACTGTGGATTAATAGGTCAACACGCACTGTCATATTCTAATGGTGCTGTGTATTGGATGTCAGCTGAAGG